ACCGGAGCAGTTGGTTGCACAGGTGCTGATGTAGTTGGTTTTGCTGAAGCACTTGCAGGAACGTCTACGCCATAAGGCTTGTAGAAGTTACCCCAACGTTCAACATCATACAACTCACCGTCAACTGATGCTTGGAACATTTCGCTAATTGCGTTAAGTTCGTCTTGCCCAGGTCTTTTTGGTAAAAAGTCTGATAACGTATACAAACCATTTGTATCAATTGCCGCTAATTCATCTTCATTTAAGCCACGTTCTTTACGAGCCCATTTTGAAGTACTATAGTCAGCGTATTGACCTTTAGTGGTTTTCATTACTCTAAAATCTGTACCATTTACATAATCAGTAGGAATGTTTTCCATATCAGGATCCATTAATGCTGATTTAATAATGTTAAAGATTTGAGGGGATATAACAAAACGTCTGATTGGATTTTCAGGTATTGTTTCGTTAAGTGGGTTTTCAGTAACATATCCTTGGAATATGTAACTTCTTTTTTTCCAGTACTTACGACCCATGTCTTCTAGACTTGTGTCTTTAAACCAAGGACGAACCTCAGTTAATACTGGACAAGTATCTCCGTACATTTCTGCACATGGTACTTGTACTGTAACAGGTTTACTGTCACCGCCTTTTACACCCGGAAAAGAAAGTCTAATCATTTGTCTTTCTTGCCAAAAGAACGTGTTATCAGTGTCTGCGTCAGGTAAGAACCTGAGAACAGCTGATGTTCCTTCGTCGATATTCCAGTGTGGATAAATGGCGTTGTCGCCGCCTGTTGATGATTGGCTAGAACTTTTTGTGTTCTCCATGCTTGCCAATTTAGCCCTTATTTCTGCCAAAGATGCCATAATAGTGTCTCCTATGTTTGTGCCATAATGTTGTAATACTACTTTGTGTTAATGTATTACTTGTGCCTAAGTTTAATGTCTTTGTGCCATGATGTCAACCTTTTTTTATCTTTTTATTGATAACAACCGTTGTCTTGTTGTGTATGTATTTATTTAATCTTCAATAAAACTACTTATAAAATCGGTATATTTTTCTTCTTCTGTTACAGTATGGGCCATTTCAGCATGGTCTACTCGTTGTGCTGATAACAATGAAGCCTTAACTGCTCTATATTCAAATTGATTCATAGAACCACCATTGCTTAGTTTATTACTAATACTACCTAAGTAGTTTGCAAGTTGTGGATTCTTAGCAGTAGAACCTAACTGTGATACTTGGTGCCCTAGTTTTGCTTCTGGTGTTGCAAAGTCCATTGGATCTTCACTAATAAGTTCTTTAATACCTGCAAAATTCTCTTCTTCAACAGTTTGCATAATCATGCTTTCAAATGCAGATTGCTTATTAACTAGTTTACTAATTGTTTCGTGTACGTTACCTACTTTGCTATCAAAGTGTGTTTCAGTGAAATGGTCTTCTAATGATACTTCATTAACAATATCAACATTGTTCATATCGTTGAGACTTTCTACTGCTTTACTATAAGTTTTTACACCGCTTAATTTTTTGAATGTTTCTTTAATTGTTTTAACATGTTGTTTAGCAAGTTCTACATAGTCATTATTTTCTTCATTAATAAGACCTTGCTTCTTAACATAGTTTGCAAATTCTTTTAACGTTTTTAATTCGTTACACATGCCAACAATACTTTCGCCTACTGTATCGTGCATTGTTCCGCCATTGTATAAATGCCTTGCCATTGCTCTAGCACCGTTTAAGTTTTTGCTTGGGAACAAGAATCGTTCTTCATTGTTCTCTATAAATATTTTTTGTATGTTTCTACTTCTAGAACCACGTACTTCTTCGTTTACTGCTTTAGTGTGCTTAACAATAATCTTTGTTCCACCTAGTGGTTGATTACTTGTTTTAATACTGCCTCTCATAGAACCTAAACTTGCTTCAGTGATAGTTTCTTCTTCCATCATATCTTCTGCTATTGCTTCTGATACAGTTCCTTTGCCATCACAAGTGCCACAAACTTCGTTGCCTTTTTGACAAGTACTTTGTCCGCCATCACAACAAGGACAGTCTACCATTGCTTCAAACACATCATCTGAGTTCATTGCATTTATGCCTGCATCCATTAATTCTTTTGCAGACTCGTCTGTTTCAAATCCACACTCTGTTGCAAAGTCCATAGATGAACTGTAATACATATCGCTAAAATCAGGTTGTAGTTCTTTAAGTTTTTCACCAATCTCTTCTGGTGTTTTACCTAAGTTAATTTCTTGGTTGCCTAAGAACATATACAAAGATTGGTCATCTTGGCATCCTACAACTGTTCTATCTTCATTAACAGGTTCTAGTCCTGCTAGTTTTCTCATTTCATTATGTTCTTTCATGTCTGATTCTCTTGATATGTTAATTGCTTCACTGCTTGGTTTTAATGTTTTACCAAATACTCTAAAATCTAACATCATTAAATAGTCTTTTGCTATTTCCGATAGTTGGTTTCTTATTGTATCTGTTTGGTCAGTATTAGCACTGATACTAAGTCTTATTTCTTCTTTTGGAACATTAAGTGTAACTAGTAAGTTAGGATCTTCAACAAAAAATCTAATTGCTTCTGCTGGATCGCCTACAACTTCACCTTCTTTATTATAAGTATCGATTTGAAATCCATAACCTTTTAATAGGTTAAAAACTCTATCTGCTACTGTTCTTACACTCGTTGCCATTGACTTGTATCTCCGTTATGTATGTATTTATCATTTAGTAAGGATTTTACAGCATACCGACAGGCATAGGTTCGTCGTATTCGTCATACGGTCCGTCATCAGGTCTTGAACCGTCACCTATGTTTTGATTTACTACTGTAAATATATCATCTTCAAATGTACTAATGTAACTAATCATTCTACATGCTGTCATCATACTCATAACTAAGTCATCTGATTCACCAGGCTGTCCTGCAAAACTATTACCACGTGCTACAAAGTTTTTAAGCTCACTTAAAAACGCTTTACTGTAGACTTTTAGTTTGCCTTGCTCTATGAAACGTTTAAGTTGTAAACAGCCGTCAATTTTAGTCTTACTGCTTGTATGAAATCCTTTACGTCCACGTTTGCCTTGTACTTTAACAGGATCATGTAAAAATGTTCCTGGGAATTGTTCTTCGCCTGTATCTCTAATTACAACTAGGGCGGCTTCTCCAATTGTATTGTTCTCTACTGTCCAATACAATTCTTTTGAACCATACTGTTTTAATTCTTTTAAAATTTCCATCATAACTCTTATTTGTCCTTCAACAGGAGTTTTGTTATGACACCATTCTGCTACTTGTACCATGCTAGGTAATTCTACTACTTGTATTGCAGAGTTATCTCCGCCTGTTCCTGCACTAGGATCTAACGACAGCACATACATTTTATCTGCTGTGGGCCTTTTGTACCAACGAACTTCTCCTGTCTTGTACAGGGTTGGTGTGTGCGTCATAGTTGCCAAATGCAACGAGTCAATAAGTGTTTCGTTGTATATAATAAATTCACATTCGTGTTCACGCCTAAAACGTTCTTCACCAATCCTACTCATTTCTTCTGTAGCCCATTCCTCATCTCTATCTGGATGTTGATCCCATGTTGCCATGTAACCTCTGAATCCATTAATACCTACTTCTTGTTCATTGCCATATTCATCTGTAGTTTTAATTGCTTGATTCCAAATACCAGCAAAGGTATCATCATCACTGTTTGGTGTACTTGTAACAATACACTTACCGCCTGTTGCTAGTGTAGGTGATAGCGAAGTCCAAAACTCTTTGGCTATTCTAGGTGGCACAAACGCAAACTCATCTAAGTATACTAATGTTAAGGACATACCACGACCAGTATTTTCAGTTGTTGTACTTGCAACAATTCTACTGCCGTTATCAAACGTTAAACTTGTTTTGTTATATTCAACAACACCTGCTCTAATATGATTTGGTATGCTTTCATACGCATATCGTATACGTTGCATAATTTCTTGAGCGCCAGCCGCCTTATGTGCCGCTACTAGTATTGTACTGTCTGGCTTGAACATTGCAAACCATAGTAAGTAACCTGCCGCCACAGTGGTTTTACCCATCTGTCTGCCTAGCATGTTAATACTATAACGATGTGCATTGTAATTAGCAATTAAATCTTCTTGATAGTCGAATGGGTTGAACTTAATACCACCTTTTGTAGGGTGTTGTATCTTCACAAAGTTCTTCATGAAGTGCATTGGTCCTGTGTTAGAATCGCAACATGCTTGGAACTCCCTTAACATCTCAGGATCATAAGGAATCTTCGAATATGCTTGTTTAACTAACTCTGTATTTACTGTACCTTTTGGCATACAGTTATTTATGTGGAATTATAGGTTGAATTTTGTTATTTAGAACTATTCATTAAGAAGTCTTTAAGTCTGTCTCTAATAACACTACTTAAAACTTCTTTATCTGTGGACATTGATGCATCTTGCTTTGCATCTGGGTCTATGTCTGTTCTTGGAAATTGCATTCCAGTTGGGTTTTCTTCTGGTTGTGAAACAACTATTGCATCTAATGGCATTTCTGCAGGATGTTCTGCGCCACATGGTTGTTCTTGTGCTTCTGGTTCACCTGCAGGCAAAGTAATGCCTACTTTTTGTAGCATTAATTTTAAACCTTCAATTGAATCTGCAGTTGCATCAATAGTTACTGCTGAACTATCACCATGCATAGATTTTTTGTATGAATGATTTTCTCCAGTACTGTTTGACATTAGTTTCTTCTCGAACTCTGTGATATAACATCAACGTGTTTGGCTTCTGGAGCCAATCCGCCGTGTGCTTGACCAGTAATTGTATCATGCATTGCATGTAGGTCATCTCCCATAATACCATCTTTACTAGGATAGTTACGGAAATAGTCTGCACCTTTCTCATCTTTAATTCTTTGGAGTTCTGCTAAGAATTTAGCATTGTATTCTTCTCCAAATAGAGGACCGTCTGTTTCACCTTGTTGTGCTTCATAATGGTCTTGTTCTGAAGAGCTATCTACTTCGTCTAATATTGCTCCTGGAACTTCTACTTGTCTGTCTTTGTCATTAGCAAGTCTTTCTTCAGCCATTTCGCTTTCAACCCTTTTAGGATTGTCTACGCCCATAACAATTACACGTTCATGGTCACAACCACAAGCAACTGCTACATATACTTCTAAAATTCTTTCATTGACTGGATATTTTAACACGACATCAGTACTACATACTTCTGAGGTAACACTTAAACCTTTAAGTCTTTTGAATTCAATTGGATTCTCTTGTATAGGCAACCTTTTCCAAGGTGTAGCACTTACAAGATTATATTTTTGTAAAGCACCTTCTAACTTAGATAAGTCATCAGGACTACAATCTCTTGCTAATTTAATTCTGTAACCGTATTCTTTATTGAACGATTCGGTTATAATGTCTTTAAGTTCTCTCATGTTAATAACTCCGTATGCACTTATTTATCATATTTAGGAAAATTTACTAGTTTTCCTTTGCGTTGATAATTTTAAGTAGTTCATTTCTGTCTACAACACTACCTTGTGTACCTGAAGTACTACCGGATTGTACATTGTTGTCTAGTCTTCCCTTCTTAATCATTAAATCAATCTGTTTTAACTTGGAATCTATTTTGCTGTCTTTGGCTTCTAAGGCTGTCTTTAACATTTTAGCCGCACTATCAAAAATACTGCCTGCTTCTCTGTCTCCAACGTTCATACCTAAGTTCATCAACTGCTGATAACTGTCAACTGCCTGTTGAGCAATGTCGTCCATCTCTGTGTCATGCTCTTCAAGCCCTTTAACATTTTGTAATGCATGGTCTATCTTTTCTGCGTTAGTTAATGCTGTTTGTACATCTTCAATATCCACTGCTGTAACTTCAAATTCTGAAATGTCATTCAAGTCAGGGAGTTTATCTTCAGTATCGCCTATAATTTTATTAGGTTCGTCTGACATTGGGGGTAAATTAAATTCTTCTTCTAGTTTTTTGGTCATACTGCTATTTATACTATGTTACAAGTACTTTGTAATGTTATATGGTATAGATACATAGGGTAAGTCTACTACTTGACGTATCTGATTGAGAAACTCTGGTCTTAAAGGATGATCCAATTGGTCAACTACGTCTTCTTCTGCAAAATTATCAAATGTTCCCCAATCGTCCATTCTACTTATAGTACATTGTGCATCATAACGTGCTGTTAGTTTAACAAAATTAACAACATCATGTGCATTTGCTTTTTGACACACAAATCTAAAGTGTACATCAGCGCCTTCTGGCTTGTTCTCATGCATCCAGTCTAAATTTTCTATAAGTTTTTCAAAGTTACCCGGTCTTCTTACTACTTCGTATACTTCTTTACTGCCTGCATCTATACTAATTTTAAATTCGCTTATATTAGGAAGTATTTTACTATCTGGTAATTGCTTACTCATTAATAATCCGTTTGTGAACAATGTAAGAGTGTGATTATGATTAGGAATCCAGTCTGTAACAAACGGTCTCATTATGTTACTTGCTAAAGGATCGCCATTTCCAGTTAATGTAATGTGTGTACGTTCTTTAAATCTGCGTAATAGACTAATTGTATGCTTGGCATACTCTACTTGCTGTTGATAAGTGTCGCCTTCTGTGTGTAATATCATTTCTGGTCTACAACTTGGACATGCAAGGTTACAACTTTCATCTACATTAACATATATACTATAAAATTCTTGTCCTTTGTTGTTTATGTGATGTAAATCATGTTCCATTATTCTGCAATGCTCTACAGCACACCATGTAAACTTTTTATCTTCTACATCTTTTTGTAATTCTTTTGCTAGTGGATTTGACCATACATCTTCTAATTCATAACAGTCCAATATATTACATATAACAAATGGCAAATATAATTCACAGTTATCAATGAAGCATTCGCCCTTTGTTGTGATATTTAAACTACGATGTGGTATTGTACAACTGTTAGTAATAGTGTGTTTAAGTTCATTGTTACGTTTTGCCATTGGCATTAGTCCTCTTGTTGGACTTTGTAACAATTTATAGTCTATCAGTGTCGACATTCGGTCTTACCCATTTTCCATTTCTGTATACTGCAACTTCGCCTTTGTTGCAAAGTGTGTGTTCGCCTTCTACCGGACGTTGCGGTTCTCTTACCTTAATCATTATTTCCTGCGAGGTTTACGTTGTGCGGGTTTTCTCTTTTTGTTGTTTCTGAATATTTGGTCTTCAGTAATTACTTTAAAATGCATACCCTTGGCTTTAGCCCACTCTCTGGCGGCTGTCCATTTGGCGGCATTTAGCATTGTTTGAATTTTATCGCCTTTTCCTCTGGCGGCTTCTATTATAGTTTGGCTCTTAGGTTTAATTTCTATAAGCTCTACTAACTGCTTACCAGATTTGTCTGTGTATTGTACCATAAAGTCGGGTACATAGTTAGTAATCTTTCCTGTGAACGGATTTTGGTAGGGAATTTTTACATTCTCACTAGCCCACTTGGTTATGTTTGGATGTCCATCACAGAACCTCATAAACGCCGTCTCCCAACTGCTACGAGCATAAGGTATCTTAGTACCTACATACTTTTCCGGGTTTTGTACGGTGTATTGTCCTTGTGAATAGTGCTTACTACCAGCCATGTTACCTCTTTACGGTCTTATAACTGATGCAATTTTTGAATTTCTATTGAATTTGTCAACAGTTAAACCTATGTTATTACCTTTTGGTCTAATACTATTTATAGCTTTATATGTTTGTTCTGCTAACTTTATGCTATCTTCGTTTAGTTCGAAGTATGAAATGGGGTGTACACCTTGTTGGTCTGCAACTGTAATTAATGCAACTGCCAATGTTTTAGCAGTAGGGCCATTGAATCCTATACTTTCAAGTCTGTTTTCTATTATGTTAATTTTGTTTGGGTCCATGCCCTTAAAATTTTGTGGTACCATGTTTACAAGTATTTCAACACTTGCTTCTGGTAATGGAAAATTAATAGTATTGTTTTCTATAAACTGTACAAGTTTATCTCTACGAACTTCGTAACTAATCTCATTGCCGAATGTTTCGTATAAACTCTTACTACTCATTTGATGATCCTGTAAACTGTTCAAAGAACTTGTCTGATTGTTTGGATCTAACATCGCCGTTTTCATCGCCAAACCCACCTACTAAAAAGTCTAGATTTTTTGCTCCCATATGGGGATTTTTAGTAACACTACGTTCAGGCATAGAACCACCCGGTGTATCAACATTTGTTTCACCTGCTCTTAGTTTTTTCCAAGCACCTTGATTGAATCCTGTGAATCGTTGTAACTCATCTTCTGAGATCCAATCGTTTACAGCTGGATTAATACTAAAGTTTTCGTAACTAATGTTCATTGTTATCATTGCTGGTGCTGAGTCTGAATGGTCAATTCCATCTATTTGAAAATCTGTTATTAAAGGATTAAATATTGTATAACGTATTGCTTTCTGTCCATGGAACTTAACTATGTCCATACTAGTAATAAAGTTTCTTTCTTTTCCTGGTCTAAGGTTGTACCCCATTGCGTCACTATCAAACTTTCCTAAAGTAACTGAGTCTGATCCGCCTGATGCTATTGCTTCTGGAACTACATCGTATGGTGTAATTTTTGGTGTATTTGTTGCACCAGTCATGTCAAATTTTCCCATTGGGTTAACAAATAAATGAGCATAAGCCTTCATTAAAACTATTACCCACGCACTATCAACTGTATCATATGCTGTTACCTGTATAGGTTTCATTTCTGTGTGAGTCACAGTGATACGTTTTCTATTATATTGATTTTTTACGTCTGTTTGAATTTCTGCACTTGGTACCTCAGCAGTTTTACACATAGAACTTAGTTGGTTCATTGTGTCAGTGCTGTTCAGGGCGTCAATTTTCACTCCTGAATTGAAGTGAAAATTAACGTATCCTTGAAACTTTTGACGTACTGGGTTTATGCCAGGATTGAATCGCTTTGCATTGTTCCAATCTCTCAGATAATGGTTAACTGGTGTTTGACCATTACTCTGATGTGCATTACCCGTCCGCTGACCGTTATAATAGCCGGTACCTAATAGTTCTGCGGCTATTCTATATAGTGGACCTCTAACTCCTGCCATCAAGACCTCCTAGCGAATTATTATGCGCCAGTACTTCCTGCTGGTCCAGGGTTAACGTTAGTAAACGGATTTCCTTGTGCTAAGATTCCTGCTACAACACTACTTGTTCCTTGCTCATGTATTGCATTATCAAATCTAATTGTTAATGATACAGTTACAGGTTCGTTAGTGGCATAGTCGGCATCTGAGTAGTCAGTGTTAGTTATAAAACATCCTTCTAAGAACCAAACTTCAGTTGCATCTGCGGAAGAACCATCTAATGATTCAACAAGCATGTTGAATTTGTAGTCTTCGCCAGCAATTGGAGCCGTCTGTTCTAAGTGATTAAGTTGTCTACTATTCTGTGCGCCAACAATTCTTGCTACACTATTACTAATGTCGTCTCTTAGGACAACTGTAATAGGATCCCATGTGTGTTTGCCTTGGACATACACTTTTGAGTTGTAAGAATCAATTGGAACTTCTTCATAGTTTACTTTAGGACGAGTTACGTTCATAACATTCTGTGTGAATTCTCTCGTAGATTGGTCTCCGCCAAATCCACTTAGCATACTAACCCTAAATCTGAATTTCAGTTTAGGCATTAAGATGCCTTGGTTATCACCTATCGGAACACCAAATTTATTTTTTGTTGGTTCTGCCATGTTTATATCTCCTAATCCATAAGACACATTTTAATAGTAGGTCTTATCGTTACATTTATTTATCTAAAATGGGAGAAAATCTTTATACTAGTACTTAATGGCTATTGCTTTCTAATGTATGGAACTTCAGCACCAAAATTCATTTCTTTGAACTTAGAATTAAAGAAATGTACCCCAGTAGGCAAATCTAATAAATTTCTGTGTAGGTCTACACTAAAAACTGCTCTATGTTCTGAAGACTCGTTGTATGCACTATGTATCCATTGATTATTAAACCCAAAAGTTTTTGTCCAGTCAGTTTCTTCATTGCAAACTTCAAAATATAACTCACCTTCTGGTACATACAAAGGAACATGTATTCTCATGTAGCCACCTTTTCTATTTTCTATACCAGTATGTCTTTTTATAACAGAGTCTGCTCTAAGTATAGAATAACTTGCAATAGGGCATTCTTCTAAAGTCCATCTATCTAATAATTTTCTTGCTGTTGGTATTTTTGGATTGTCTACTGTGAAATCAAAATGTGTTTCTCTATCTTCAGTAAACCAATCTGGTCTGCCATCTAAGCCATACCGTAAATTGTTAGCCATCCATGAATCTAACCCATGTTCGTTTTCTGCTACAAGACGTTGTGCGTCTGTTATAGTATAGTTACGTTGGTCTAATACTGCTTTGTATGATTCATCTCTGTCTAATACTTGTTGTATCTTTTCATGTGGTGTACCTTCTACATCGGCAACCATATCTTCCCAAAGTCCTTCTCTGAAAGAGTCTAAGTAATCATAGATATCATTCAGTGCTTGAGTAGAACCTGGCCCGTCTTTATGCCATACCTTTTGAAAGGCAGAGGAAAGTTTTTCTTCTTTTGTAAATTCTGAGTTTAGCTTCATAACAAGTATTTATGCAGTCAAAAAAAAGACGCCTTAAAAAAGACGCCTTTTAATTTATTAATGTATTGCTTAACTACCGGATGATCCCAAAGTGTTTTGGATTCTAATCGGAATGTATATAAACTCAACTGCTTTGACAGGCTGTATAGCAATGTCAATGTAAAGTTCATTTCTATCAATTCTAGCAGATGTGTTATTTGTTCCATCACAAACTGTAACGAAGTCAAATAAACCTCTTTGAATAACTAAGTTACTCAATAAACCATCAACTACATCTTTAGCATTTTGTCTAGTTACTGCATCATTTGGTTCAAACAAGAACGGCTTAACGATATCGTCAAGTCTTTCTCTTATGTACACAATAAGTCTAGCAACGTTCACTCTATCCAATGCACTTGCAGTTGGGTTAAGTGTTTTTTGTCCAAATACTGCAAGTCCACGTCCTGGGAATTGAGCAATTGGATTAATTTTGTTACCATATAATGTATCTCTTTGACCTTCGTTGAGTGTTACCGGAGTATACTCGCCTGTTGTCGGATCTACATAACCTACTGATGTTGCATTTTGAACAAGACCTCTTTGGAAGCCTGCTGGTGCAAACCAAGGGAAAGCAACCTGGTCATTGTATGCAAGAGTTCTTAAAGCAACATGACTTGAAGGAACAACAACGTTGGTTCCGTCTAAGTTAGTTGTTAAAGCACTTGGGTAATAAACAGCCGCGTATGGTGAAGCAGAAACAAGTCCGTCCTCTCCATTCTCACTAGCATTGTTGGCGTTAGTGGCCCAGTCTTTTGTGCTTGTAGCATCTGCTTTAAGTCTAAATGGTGAGTCAGCAATAACAAAGGCAGTATTTCTTCTGTCTGTGCTTAATGCTACCATTTCGTCTAGCAATTCAGGGAAGCCAGGAGCGGCAATAATGTTATATGCATTAACTTCACTTCTAATGTCATCATTAGAAACGATTGCAGATTGCATTTTAGTTTTAACTAAATTGTGTACTGCTTTTCTTAATCCAAACATGTTACCGTCTGTTTTGTTTCCTGAAGCATCAACCCATACGTTACCAATATTAGTAGAAGCTGGAGTATAATTAATCTTATACTCTTTAACATTACCTACTGAAGCACGTTTGTTATAGCCCCAGATACCACTTGGGTATGCTGTTGCCAATGGTGCGTCTGCATCTAATGAACTTGCTGAAGACTGTCTAAAGTCTCCAAACACTATTCCTTCTGCTGTATGCTGATCACTTCCGTCTACTGAAACCCAGGCTGTACCTGACCACTTGTAGAATTTAGGGAAGTTTTCTGTATCGTCTGAATCCAACCATGCGTCGCCGGCTACTAGAGCAGTTCCGTCTGATTGTACTGTTGGTGCTGTTGCAGTTACACTTACGTCTTTTGTGAAAGTAACCCAAGCACTACCGTTGTGTTCTAATAAGTCAACGTTAGCCTTAGCCACTGTCGCATTGTACCAGTAAGTACCTTCTGCTAAAGTTCCTGTCATAGTAGTTTTTGATGCTACATACGATAGGGCTCCGTAGTTAGAGTATGTTTTGTTTAATGCAACCGCCTGTGTTCCTAGTCCAATTGAACTTGGTCCAAAGTCTGCGTGGTTACTTTGTACAACTATATCTCTACCTGTACTAGAAGTTAATATAATATTATTATTACTTCCTATTGAAGCAAGAACTTCAGTTACACTAGCCGCACTAAGAGCCGCGTTGATGTCATAAACTGCATCTTCGGCTGTTGATGTTGCTGGAGTAGTACTGATTGTACCTGCCAATGTTACAACTGTAGTTGTGCCATTGTAAACAATGTCTAAACTGCTGTTGCCGGAAACGTCTACGCCACTAGCGAACGCTGATGAACCAGTCGCTACTAATGATGTGTTTCCATTATGTCTTTTCAGGTCATACTCTGCTTCTGTTCCGCCATGTACTGCAATAAGGTCGCCAACTTTAACGTTTGCCGTTCCTATTGTAGTAAGTGCTGTATCAGTGTTTGCATATATTGATGTTGCTACTGCACTAAAAGTCTTACTTGAAGAACTGTAAAGTTTAGTAGATAAACTTGCACCTGTGTTAGGTGTTGAAGTTTGAACAAATATGTCTCCAGCTGAAAGAGCCGTAGTATTGTCTGATCTTAGACTTGGTACTGATAAATGAGTACTAAATTGGAAGTCACCTGATGTTGCTGAACCCCAACTAGTAGTACCTACTTGGTACCAGTCGTTTGAATATTTTTCGTAGTATTTAACTTGGGTAGAAGTTCCACCAGCCGCTGTATTTGCCACAACTGCGTAATCGCCGTTCTGTCCAAATGCTTGGCTTGGTCCACCTGTTCCTGAGTTTATACTTGTTGAATCTACAACGGATACTGTTTTCTTAACCCATGCTGTGCCTGACCATTCTCTTAACCCGAAAGTTGAAGATGCTGTGTCAAACCAGTATGATCCATCTGCAATAGCGCCTGTTGGAGCCTTGCTGGATGCCGCTAATTCACCTAAGTCTATATCTGCTCTCAGAACGTATGCTCTGTTTGCCAAACCTAAGAAACTGTGGGCCGCTAGTAAACCGTATTCATTGAGATCATAACCATTCAACTGATTACTACCACTTGCATAGAAACTTGGGTTTCCAAACTGTTGTAGTAGCTCACGTTGACTAGTCATTAGTTTTAATTTACCTGCGTTTGCTTTAGTTGTAAATGCCGCTGTACTTGTTCCATCTGGTCCAGTTTTATCCTGGGCCGTAGCGATGATTAACAAAGGTACAGTTCCAGCACCCGCCGCCGCATAAAACGATTCGTCGGATACACTAATGCTAACTCCTGGTGATACTAATTCTGCCATTATAATCTCCTAATATTATTAATTATGTTAGTGCAATTATTTATCATAAAAAGTGTAAAGCACGGTATTATAAAACTACCGGAGTACAATAAAATATGAGGTTTTGATAAATAAGACCGGTTTGGTCTATAATGCTTGTATTTTGGGGGTAAAGATATTATTATGTATTAAAGTTACTTGTTCTTGCAAATCTTCTAGTGTTCCTGTGTTAGATATCTCATAATCAAAATCATATCCTGCCCACTTCCATTCACTTGCATGTACACTTGCATAACGTGTTTCCATTGTGTGCTTTGCTGGAACACTACCTTTATTGGCGTGTGATGCCACTTCATACCATTCAGGCATGACGTTTCTTATAACATGAATAACTATACCGTCAAGTTGTTTAACTAAGTCTAGTTCATTTTTAAATCTAGCGTCACTTACAACAACTAGTTGGTCTTCTTGTGATCTCTTTCTAATACGATATTCTAAACTGTCTAACCAAATGTCTTGATTAAAATGTGTACGCATTATTTCTGTACCTAACAACTGAAGTGCTAGTCTTGGAGTAAAATTATCTATGTTTAATTTTTTAGTCCAGTAAAGGTCTGCTGTTTCTCTAAAGTCTCTACTTGCTAATGTATCGCCTTCTAACATGTGTCTATCCCAACCAAACACACTAGAGCATAAATCTTTTAAAGGTGCCGCAAAACTATCCTTTACTGCTCCTCGTTCTACGAACATCTCGGCAACTGTATCTTTGCCACTTCCCATAAATCCTGTTATTCCTATTATCATACTATTATATATCCTAATAATTATTACTTAAAGAAATTTCCGGAAGAAACCAATTCTTCAATTCTTCTAAAATTCATTCCTTCACCTGAATGTACTCTAAACGATACCCTAGGAGTATTATTAGTTAATACTCTATGCCATTTGGCTAAGTTAATAAAAAACGGATTATGCATTCCTTTACGTTCAGCACTTATAGGTATATGGTCTCTCCACATCTCAGAGTCTGCAATATAGCTCGTAGAGGCTGAAACTTTCAATCCATCTTGAGCGAGAACTTCCGGGAGACCTTGTGGAGTTATTTTGTAATCTGGATTATTGTTAAGCCATGTGTTTACAAATTTAGATTCTACTTCGTTGTACTTGTTATTCAACTCATCAGTAGCATGTGTAAATTGTAGGATACTCTCGTCTACATCTCCTAATAGTCTAAAATTACAACATACCGATGCTCTTACTTGGTGCAGTATTTGTGTATTAAAATCTACAGGAATATCATTTGGAATTTTTACAGGACCTTCTGTATGCCACTTTGATGTTTTATTAAAACACAAAATAGTTATAGGTGGTAACTTACCACCTGGTAGTTCCCAAAGGTCATCTAAATAGTCTTCATGAAATGTGTCTCTAGCCCAATCATACACTTCACGTTTTAGTTTGCTATTCTTAATAAGTGCTGTACCATTAAAATGTATATTGTCATCTTCCCGTCCGTTTAGGCTGTGTATATATTTGTCATATTCATTCGCCGGTTGGGATTGCCAATTATTCCATGCTAGTTTATTTGTTTTAATTATAAAAGGTTTAAGGTGGCTTTTGTTATCATTAATTAATTCGTAATCTTCATCAGAAAAGATGTCGTCTACTGTCCAGGGTAGTTCCATTGTTGGTAAATCTATATAACAGTTTTTCATTTAAAAAACCTCTGTGTTTCTACAAGTTCTTCTATTTTTTTAAAAGTCATTCTTTCGTGTGAATGTACTCTAAATGTTACTCTAGGAGTATTGTTGGTTAATACTCTATGCCACTTTGCTACATTAACAAAATACGGATTATGCATTCCTACATGTTCTGTAATTTTATTAAGATGGTCAGCCCATTGATCCATATCTGATATGTAACTACTAACAGGGCCTACTCGTATGTTATTTACAATAGCTAGGTTTGGTGGACGTTTTATTAACCTGGATAAAAATCTTGCATAGTCTGTAAAAAATTTATCTCTAGCCAGTTCATGTGTACGTTCCAATTCGTCTGAACCATTTGCAAATTCTATTTTACTGTTGTCCGTATCTCCCAATAGTTTAAAGTTACACACAGCAGGTGGTCGTAATTTATTAATCCTATTAAAGCCATCAACATCTCCACCAGATGGAGCCTCAAAATCTGGAGTTTTCATTGGTCCTTCACAATGCCATCCTGAAGTTTTATTAAAACATAAAACTGTTACAGGAACTACTTTGCTGGCGCCGTTGGGACCGGTCCATAGATTATCTATATAGTCTGCATGAAATGTATCGTTAAGCCATTCCCACATTTGGCGTTTTAATATTTGGTCATGTACTACTGCTGTGCCATTGAAATGCATTTCTCCAGCAAGTATCGTATCTATGTCTTGCTGTACAAGGTCTCCAGTATGCTTTCCAGCCTGAAGTAAATCATATCGTTGCTTGCCGGCATTAGTCCACGTAATGTTTTTTGATTGTATTGAATAGTTCTTTGACGCACCATCTTTTGCATGTATCAACTCTATATCTTCAGCTGAAAGAATATCTTCTGCCGTCCATGGTAGTGTTAAATTAGGTACATCTATGAAACATCCATTCATTTTAAAAATTTACCTTCATCTATCAAACTTTGAAAATGTTCAAACGTTTGATTTTTGTGTCCCATAAATCTTAAACTAACTCTCGGTGCTACTGTTTTAATATTAACCCTGTGCCAAGAAGATAAATTTAATAAAAATGGACTGTGGTATCCTTCTATTTTTCCTGCAGGTTTTAAACGCTGTAACATGTCATTACTAGATGTTTGGTCAATAGTTTCTGAAACACTAATGCCATTATCACTCCACATAGTCACAGGCTCTTTGCCGTCAACCTTCCATTGGTCTGTGAAACGTTTATTTAATGCATCATACTCTGCTGTAAATATTTCATCTGGTTCTGCAACTTCAATAGAGCAATCATCTGCATCGCCTAATAGCCTAAAGTTACATACAGCACTTGTACGTGATGTTTCAATTCTATTGTGTAATAAACTTTCGTCTGCAACTTTTCTCCAACCTGATAACCCCTCTGTGTGGAATGTACTTGGTCCACTAAACCCAATAAGTGTAATAGGAACAATTTTCTTTCCGCCCAAACTCCAAATGTCTGCTAGATAGTCCTCATGGAATGTATCTTGTGCAAACTCTCTGAGTGTGTACATTAGTTTTTTATTTGTTATGACTCCTATACTTGTTGGAGGTCTATAGCCTTTCATTTTTTCGCCTACAACAAAATCTTCATCTTTGTCTAACACAATATCTGTGCCGGCAATCTTATGTTCGTTTGGGCTATACATCCAACTCATGTTTTCTGTTTGGGCCATTGTCCAACCAAACATGTCTGGGTGCTCTACGATTTCTACCTTGTCATTAAATTTTTCTCTGTCGTAAATTAAATCGTAATCATCTTCCGTAAAAATATCATCTACTGTAATAGGTAATTCCAAATCTGGAAAAGAACAAAGGTGATTTCTTACGTTATGCATTTATTAATTTACCCTCTTTATGTAAGTTAGCCCAATGACTCATTGGTAGTTCTTCATTACACATTAATCTAAAACTGATCCTCGGTTCTTTAGTCCTACTATTTTCAACACGGTGCCAAGGATTAGGGTGGGTATCTTGATGTCCTAAGTTTAAGAGGAACGGACAATCGTAGTTTATTTTTCTATCTATTTCTGTAACATTATCATCAATAGTCATTATTGCATCACTATAAAAATTACTTCTAATGTTTTTATCTTTACACCATTGGACATCTTGCCCAGGTGTTCTCAAATTGTATAACTGCTCGACAGTATTTAACACATACTCACTTGGTTGCCCAAATACAATATCACTGTCCTCATCTGCTTTTAATTTAATATTAAGTACAGCACTAGTTCTTGCAAATCCTTCTTCCAATTTTGTCCAAGGATAAAATCCTTCGTAATGCCATCTGCTAGATTCACTTGCTTTAGTCATTACTAATGTTGCTGGAAATGATTTATTAGGGCGTTTGTAAAATGCTTTTGTAAAAAAGTTATCTGGGAAAACATCTTTCGCCCATTCTTGCATTAAACGTGATATGCTTTTATCTACTAAGAAACCTATCTGTAAGTTAGGTGCTTCTTCATTTGTGGTCCATGCTATCTTTTGTGCATTTTTAAAAACATATTCTGAGGGGTTGTGTCCATCTTGTAAGGCAAAATCTGAATCAAGTAAAATATCTTCTGCTTTAAACGGTAAAGGAAACTTTAAAAGTTCTGGTATGTCAAAATATGTGTTCCCAGACATTATCCTATAACAAAGCCTAGTGGTGAGTTGCCTTCTTCCATGTTGTGTATTGATGCTATCAATTGATCCATCTCTGTTAATGCTTCTGCCTTTAAGGCATCGCCATTAAGAGTTACTGCTCCACCTGGTCCTGGTAATCCACCTGGGAATTTGCTTCTTGCTTCACCTAACATCATTTTACTCTGTGCTAATGCAAAATTAGAAAGCCAATCTGCGGCATACACATCTTTAATTAAAACACTCTCTGGTATAAAGTTATTAACTCCAACTGCAATGTCTTCTGCGTGTGCCACGTTTCTTAGAATAGTTAATTCTTTTGTGTTGCGATTAAATGTAAAATTATACTCACTACCAAATATACGACCAATAGTTTCCTTGTATTGTGCAAATGCATCAAATACTGCAAGTCCACCTATTTGTCCTGCTTGTAGCATGTACATGTTATTAAATGCAACATCAAATGGATCAAAGTTAGTACCGCCACCACTGTTAGTTCCGATGCCTCTTCTATATAAACGCTTAACGTCTATAACTTCATCAGGGAGTGTATACTTTGTTACACCGTCCTGTGTTTGTACAAAAATAACTGCTTCTTCTACACTACCGCTACTCAACTGTCTATACTTTTGTAAAGATTTGTTGATTGCTATATCGTAATGCTCTCTATCCAACTCAACATCTACCATTCCGTCAGCCAGTCTTAACTGAATTTCCTTAATGATTTCGTCTCTGTTGTTGTAGCCTATTTGGTCTATTCTCTGTGCCATACTACTATTTATCACTTTCCAGTGTTAGAAGGCTCTAAGTATGATTGTAGTATCGTTTATTCTTCCGTTTAGTTTGGTTGGTGTTGTTTTTACTTCGTCAAATGCTTTAGCAAAACGTGTTTTAGCATTTCCGGTCCAGTTGCTAATCTGTTCTTTTGGCTTTCTAAGTGTCTTTTGCATAGAAGAGCCTGCATCAAAGCCTATTATAGTTGTGCCTTTAACCATTAATCCGGCACCTTCTCTTGCCATATTACGTGGGTCTTTGTTCTCTGCGTGGTACACACCTATCTTCCGGGACTTTGTATTGTATAACCAAAGTTCGTTAGCATACACGACGTCTGTGGGCGATATAGATGCTATTCCTAAGTCTCCATCGGCTACTTGGAACTTTAACTTCTTAATTATGCTTTCTTTACTTCTGCTTCTAGGCTTACGTTGTTTTCTGTTTGCTTTACCAGTAAGTATGATTGCATCGCAGGCATTACTAATTTTTTGAAAAAAGCCTAAATAATCCTTCTTCATTTTCTTATCCATAAAACTGTATGCTTCATTTAATTGTTCACATGTTCCATCGATACTTTCTTGTGCTTCTGCAAGTAAAGGTATGTATTGGTCTTGAATCATTTTAGCATGAGCAGGTTTAATTACTCCAGACTGATATACTTTCATATCTTTATCTGGATCAAACTTTTTAAGGTCAATCTTATCTGCTTCTATGAAGTTATCCATAACATCGTCCCAGTCTCCACATAAGTCAGTAATTTGTTCTAACATTCTTTCTTGTATAGACACTTTTGGTTTCACAACTTCTTTAACTTTGACTTCTTCCATTATCTCATTACCTTTCTCAATCCATTCTGGTATTCGTTTTTCATAAAATGCTACATACCGTTCAGGCATGTAACCAACTCTGGACCACATGTATCCATATTTTGCACTACTGCTAAATCTCCAATCCGGGTTTTTAAGTATTATCTTAATATCAGCCTTATCCCAACCACTGCCGTCTTTAACCCATTTCCTAAATTGTAGTACTTGGTCTTTAGTGGCTATCTCAGAATGTACAAAGTAATCCATTTCACGGAATGCGTTTTCTTGTTCGTCAGGATCTGTTACCAGTATGAATTTCTTCCAATCTGGTTGTGTAGTGACGTAAACTGTTCTCTGTTTTTTTCTAGCCATAACTTTTATTTTTACTCCAAGCAATATTCGTAGTTAGTATAACTTCAAATAAATTGTTTGTCAATTGGTAAATTTTGAATCAAAAGGTTTAAAACCTATAGTTTTTTAGCAGTAAGCCCAATACTTGCTGAAGCAACACGTTTTTCATTACAAAAAACTTCACAATCATAAAATATGTTATTCATTTTACGTTTTTTAAGTGTCGCATTAAGTGTTAATACATCTCCAGGGAATACTGGATTACGGAATTTACAACCATCTACCCTAGTAACAAAAGTTACATAGTCACTATGCTGTACTGCACCAACGTCTTGCTCTGCAAGATATAATGCATGTATTCCGGCGCATTGATTCATTCCTTCTATAAGATAAACTCCGGGCCATATCTTAACATGTGGGAAATGTCCTTCTAGGACTGGATGGTCTGCTTGGACTTCGTAAGTTGCTACAATAGAATGGTCATCTATAATCTTGTGACTGTCTATTAATGCTATTGGGTATCTGTGTGGTAGTTCCATACAAGTAGTTATGTAAGGAATTATAGTGAGTTGCGGTATTCTTGAACAGTTAGTATAGTAGGCACATCATCTTTCCATAATGTTACAGACTCTACTCTATTGTGTTCCTTGATATTCATTACTTTATCATAATATGCCATATGGTCATTGTACATATCTTGCCTTAACAAGTTACTGCCCAATATTGGATTCCTAGTAGGATGTATTTTCTTCCTAAGGAATGCCTTATGGGTAACCTGTGCAAGATGAAATGCTTTCATCAATGTTACTCCATGTTTGTTTGTATATATAACCATGTCTTCTTGACCAGGGCCAAATATTCCGGATCTTTGTAGGGTTCTGTATTCTTCTTTAGACTTTTCTGTGTACCCATAAGCGGCTGGATCTGCCTGTATGGCACTTTCAGTTTTTGTACCATCCATTTTTTCACCTTTACCTATGGACCTACGAAGTTTATATATAACAGGATAGATAGCATCCAGTTTATTATAATCTAAATCTGTTAATTTATTGTATGAATCTCTTAAACCTTCATAAGTAT